CCCCACTCTTAGTCATTGCACTAAGAACTGCATCATGCATAGCTTGTACAAAGTCTGTATTCTCCAATGGCATAACGGTTGTCTTACCTTTGTAACTACCAATCATCTCTGCTCCAGATTCCCCTGCTACAAATTGTTGTCCAGCATCTAACTGTCCACCCTTTGCGAGATATGGTATATGGGGCATTGATGTTGAGAATGATATTGGATATACCCATCCAGCAATACCTAGAGCCGATTTTGCTAAACTGAAAGCTAATATCATTTTATTGATACCAACTAATATACCTTCAATCAAACCTCCCATACCATCTATCATACCATTCATTAAACCTATTATACCATTAATTGCCCATCTTATATTGTTGTATATATTATTCCAAGTGTCATTAAACATCTTGGTTAATTTATCACCAACATTTTTCTGCATCCAATCTCCAAGATTACGGAATGCATTAGCAGTTCCCATTGCTAGATTTTGAGCAGTCTGGATAACTAAATCCCAGTTCTTTATAAGCAAATATCCTATTGCGATTACTCCTGCTATTGCTAATATAGTCAAAGTTATTGGAGAAGTTAATACTGCTATAGCAGTTTCCAGCAACCAACAAGCACCAGTAAATATGGTTGTCATGGTAGTTGCTATAGTTTCTATTATTGTTAGTTCCATGAAACCGTTTTTAAACTTCAACAATGCGTCTACTACTCCACCAGCATTGGTTACAAATTCAACCATCTTACCAACTTGCCATACTGTGAAGAATCCAGCAATAATATCAGCACAAGCTTTTACATCAGTTTTATTATTCTTTGCCCAATCACTTATACCTTTTAATGCTCCAGTTATTCCGTTAAGAGTATCTATTATGAATGTTCCAGCCAGTTCTCCTAAAGGTTTTATTATGTTCTCAGTAAACTTCTGACCTTCTGGTGCAAGTGCAGTAAATACATCTGCTAAAGTTTGGAATGATTGAGCGAGTACATTTACGAATGCTGGCAATCCTTTTTCAATTAACCAAACACCTATTGGAACTAATACTTCTTTATAGAACCATGATAATCCAGCAAGGGATACTTTACCTAGATTACCTAATGCTTTACCAAGTTGCTCAACACTATATTTAAGTGACTCCCAATTTGCGAATATCAACGGTTGTGATAACTTAACAAAATTATCCCAAACAGTTTTCATGCTCTTAGCTATTTCATCACTAGTGTTTTTAACTGAACTCATTAAATCGTCATATGATGGCATTTCAAAATTAGGTAATATAGATGCTCCACCTACACCAGAGCCAGCTTTTTTTGCACTATCACTAGCCGAAGTATCTGGAATGAGATTAAGTTCATCTATACCAAGTGTAGCAGTTTTCATTTCTTTTATTGCCGTAGTTGTACCATCTACTGCATCAGTTGCTGCATCAGCACCATCTTCTACTCCACTAAATGTTCCAGACATATCACTTACTGTTGGTGGAACATAACCGAAGAATGTTGCTATCGTATTAAATATTCCAGTAAGAGTCTTGACAAACGCATTCAGATATGGTAAGATAGAAGTAAGTAGTGGAATGAACATTGAACCAACTGACCTACCAAGTGTAACAAATCTTTCACTAAGAACCTTCAACTGATTAGCTGGAGATTGAATAGTTCGTGCAAAGTCACCTTGAGCCAAAGTACTTTGTTTCAACATCAAGGAATACCTTAATGCCATCTTCTCTCCCTGTGACATTGACCTTACTGACTTAGTTATACCTTGTGCAACTGCTTCTGCTCCCAAACTTGCTTCTGTTAAGTCCATACCATATTTATATACAGTTTCAGTCTGACCTATCAAACCAGAACGTAAATCTTGCATAACTTGATTTATAGGTACATTGGTTAATGAAGCCAAATCCTTACCTAGTTTATAGGTATTAGTAGATAAAGTTTGTGCCTGTTCTGTTGAGAATCCCATTGACCTAGCCAACAGATTAAAGTTACCTACTGCATTCTGTATGTTAGTCTGGTCAAATCCAAAGGCATCACTCATAGCAACTACAAATTGCTGACCTTCAACTGCCATATCTCCCATTGATACACTAAACAGATTGACTGTTTCTATCATATCCATAGAGGATTGTATTGCTTTTGAAAGTGCATTTGCAAGCATATAAACTCCAGTAGCACCAGCCATCTGGTTCATAGCCTTTCCCATTTTTGAAAGTCCTTCAGCAGAACGGTTTGCATCTTTTGCTATATTGTTTAATGCGTTATTTGTATTTCTGGTTTTATCATAAAATTTAGACATACTATCGGCAGTACCCTTAGTAGCAGTTCCCAGTCTTTTAAAAGAACTAGTTGTATCATCAATAGCTTTTATTCCACCTTTTGCATTACCACTAATCAGTATGCCAAGACCCATAGTATCTTTAGCCATTAGTTACCTCCTTTCTAAATTTTATATTTATATCATTAGCATGAGCCATAAACCTTCTTTTTATTTCTTCCATACTCATAGGCTTTTCTGGTTCAACTTTAATCTTATCAGCCATCATTGGCTTTTCTGGATATTTACTTGCTTTATTTAAACAACTTGAAATTGCCAGTCTGATATATATACCCTGTGACCATGCCAAAGCATCTTCATGTTTCTGCTTCAAAGAAAAAGCCTTAACGAATGGGGATAATGATTTAGGATTTAATGTCCAAAACAAATCATAATCAACCCCTATCATTAAGGCATTAGGTAAAACTTCATCCTCTATCTTTTGCAAGAAGGGTATACTATCTAATTCATCTTCAAAAGTGTCGGCAATTATTTCTTCTTCTTCGGCACACTCATTGGTGCTTTCTGGTTCGTCTTTTGAAGTGACTTGAAAAAATGTGAATCCTCCAACAGTTTCATTAATTCCTCTAACAAGTCAGCTATAGAATTTTCAACTACATATTCCTCAAGGAACTCTGTAACTTTGGCTTCTGGAAACTTAACTTTAGGGTCACAATTAACTGCTCCTATTAATAGGCTTTCCGTAATTGTTATAATCTTGAAAGGTTTACCTTCCATTCCTACCAATTCACTTAGGTCAAAATCTTGCATATACTTGAATGAGTTATATGAGAATCCTAATTCCACATCTTTGCCATCAATATTAATATTCATTCCATCCTCCTACAATTTCACATTATTTTATTAAGCAGAATATTCGAAAGTTATTGGTGTAGCATTAGATACAACTACAGACATTTTTCTAACTTCGTCTACTCCACCACCAGTACTAAATACGTTTATTTTTCCTTGCCATTCGAATATACCATCTGCTCCAGCAGTTCCAAAGAATAGGTTAAACCAGTAAGTACCAGTAAGACCTTTCAAAGTATTATATGCTGTTTCATCATAGTTACATTCAAAGGTTAAATCTGGTGCATCTTGCAGTCCAAGAATATTAGTCTTAGATACCGTAGCACTTAGGTCAGTTGTGTCTAACTTAGATGGAGAAGCACCCATATCTGGATAAGAAACTATATCAACAAGTTTCGTATATACTCCACCTTGAGTGGCACAATAATTAAGTGTAGTATTAGCTGTACTTAATATTGCCATAATTTACCTCCTATTAGTTTACTGCGAATGCAATTGGTGTATAAGTTCCAATGACTATGCTCATTTTACGAACTTCGTCAACACCAGCACCAGTTACATATGCTCTTATTTGACCAGTCCAAGTAAATGCACCATCTGTTCCAAACAATAATTGTATGAAATATACAGTAGATTTATTCAAAGCATTTATTGTGTTATACGTTGCTTCATCATAATTACACTCAAATGTTAAATCTGGTGCATCTTGCAGTCCAAGAATATTAGTTTTTACACTAGTCTGTGCTAAATCAGTTGTATCAAGTTTGGAAGGTGCTGAACCCAAATCTGGATAACTAACTATATCGCACAACTTAGCATAACTATCTCCAACTAAAACTTTATAATTTAGTGTGGTAGTAACTGTTGAAACCGCCATTTATTTTACCCCCTATATATAACTTTATTTTCACTTACTATAAATGAATATCTCAAGGTATATCGGTATATATTTGTATCCAAGAAGTTTGGAGTTATACCAGAATAAGTTCTACCCATTTTATAATAACCACTCATTATATCATCTATCTGTTTTCTGATTGCTTTGGCATCTGATATTTTTCTATCTCCTTGAGTGAAAATATCAACTTGAATCATCACATCACTATGATGTTCACCATCACTATCAACCGTTTCCTTTAATTGGTTATTAGTCATTTCTTCCATTACCACGCATGGGAAAACTGGTGTTGTGGATGGATAGGTAGATAATAAATTCATAGTTGGGTAATTAGTTTGAACGTATGTCAAAACTTCATTTGTTATATCAATTATCAATACCGTATCCTCCTACTTGAATTGTTTTCTTATGTTCTTCATTATGATATTATATGCACTTCGCTTTGCCCATAACCATGAATTGTACATGAAAGGTTTAGCTTCTGAACCCATAGTCCAATGAAGTCTACCATCTTTTCCAATATACTGCCATCCTTGTTCTCCATGATTGTTTATATCATATGCCCAAGGATGGGGATGTGGAGATTGTTCACCAACGATACCAGTTCCATATTCAACATACATAGCATAGTCTGTGCCAACTTCAACTCTTAATCCACCTTCAACTTCTGATATGTGAACCGTACTTGATAATTCGCTACCTCCAAGACCATACATATCTAAATACTCTTGAATCTTACCTTCAACTCTAATTGCTAATTCCTCTATTCCAAGTTCATAACCTCGTTGAAACTTTGCGTGAACTTCTTTCCATTCTCTAATGCCAACATCAATATTATTAATATCTATGTTTACTTGTATATCCTTAAACATTAAGTTCGCATCCTTAATCCATAATTTGTGGTATTAATACTCTTGTTTATTTTGTCCAATCTATAATCATAAGTTTCATCATAATTACTTACTGGTAATGACAAGAATAACAAATCATCTTTTAGCAAGTGTACTTCGTTGCTTACTGCCATCATATCACATGAATAATCTTTACCAAATATCTGTTCTACAATCTTACCGTTTGAAGGGTAAATATTTATATAAACAATTGTCGGTGTGCTATAAACTTTTATCTTTTCTCCAGTTTTAAATCCATCAGAATCAAAATTATCTGTAACACCAGATTGTCTAACAAGCCATAACTTTGTTTTATTGATTCCTAAAGTTCTCATACTGTAACAATCCTAACTTCTGAGAATGGGGTTTTAACTGCTGGAGTAATCTTAGATAAAAGTGAATCTGATATATCACCTTTCTCATAGGTTCTGGCAATTCCATTTTCACTATGAGCAGTTTGACCTTCTGCACCACTTTTATTGTACATTTCAACTGCCATTCTAATTTGGATTGTTAAATATTTAAGTTCAATCATATCTGTGTTTCTCAACTCACATATAATATCTCTAGCACAATCCAGATAAAACTGGAGTATACTATCACTTACTGATGGATTTCCTAGGAGTTCTTTTAGGCTTGACAACTGGCTCGATTGTGACATCAGCTTTCACCTCAACCTCTCTAGGGAATTTATAATCCTTACCATTTATAATCTGAAACTTTCGTAATACCTCATAAAGAGATAAGTCTTGATATATTTCTGCAAGTTCACATTCAGTTCCCTCAACAGGAATAGCTTGGTCGGAGCAGAAATCCACTCCGACTAGCTTATCATCTTTACGAGCATATAACTTACCGTTCTGATAAATATACATACTCATTATCTCCTCTACTAGTTAGTTACAATTCTAACCATTTTGATTGCCTTTGCTGGCAGTTTTCTTTCGTATGAAGCACTAGCAGTAAGAACGGCATCTGGAACACCTACATCAGTTGTAACATCACCCTTGAATGAGAAGCCATAAGGATGGATACATTCTCTGAGTCTAGTGTATATCATATCAAGTCCACCATTTGTATCTGGGTTTCTATCCATTTCGGAAGGTACATCAACTGGTGCTGGTGCATATCTGAGTGAGCCAAGTCCAAGGACATAAGTTGTGTACTCAAATTCATCAGTATCACTTGAAGATGATTTAGTAGGAACATTATCATTGATTACAACAGTCTTACCATTTATCTGTCCTATTGGAAGATTTCTAGTGATACCCATTGCATCTGTGTACTTGCTATACTCAAGCAACTGATGGTTAGCCAGTTTATTAGCAACATTCGAATGCATGATGGCAAGTGTGAAGTCTGTAGCCATATCTCCACAAGCTGATATACAAGCATCATTGATAGTTGTTGCTCCCATTCTGTTTGAATCAGTAGTAGTTGAACCAGTAGTTGCTATATTAATCTTATGCTTAGTCCAATCTGCATCTCCAGTAATACCGAATACTGCTTCAAGAATTGCGATAACTCTTGTCTGTCTAGCTTTATGCCAGAAACCAGCAACTCCAGATACTATCTGTGCCATTGGGTCAGCACCACTATTGAAGTCTTTGATGAACGATTTAGCAGTCCATTTTGACATTCTACCGAATACGCAACCACTATAGCTACCACCAGTAAGTGAAGCACCAGTAAAGTTACTTACTCCGTTGTATACATCCTCTGTTCCACCAAGTATATTGTAGAAAGGAACTGTGAAGAAATTCGAACCATTGGAAATCATATTTGCTATTTCACTATCATTAACCATAGCACCAGAATCTAAAAGGCTCGTAAGAATTACATCTGGTGTATTTTTCCAATCATAGTTGAATATCTCTGAATCATAAGGAAAACTTAAATTTGTACCCATATTGTATTATCTCCTTTATTTTATATATTGTTTGTAAAGTTCTGGATTAGCCTGTTTAAAAGCTAACTTGTCTGCGTATCCCATTTTCCTAAAAGAATCTTGAGTTACTACATCATCTTTGCCACCAGTATGTGGAGGTGGTATATTAGCGAACTGGCTTTTTATTGAAGTTTCTAATTCAACTTTTGTAGAATTATACATATCAATAAAGCCTTGAACATTTGCCTTTGTAGTAGCATCATCATCTGATACAAGCATACCTAGTAGTTTTTCATATTGTGCTTTAGGAATAGATGCTTCGGATAACATATCTTTTGCTTCGAGTTTATTTGCTTTCTTTTGAATCTCTTTCTCCTTTGCTGTTACACTTTGAAGTTTTTCTGAGTATTCCTTTTGAGCAAGTTCCTCTGCACTAAGTTGTAATCTCTCTGCATACTCTCTCTCCCATATTTGCTTTTTAGTTTCCAGACCTTTCTGGATACCACTCTCTACTCGTCTATCAGCTTCAGCAGTTACTCTGCGAGTTACTTCTTCTTCAGTAAGTAATCCCTTAGTTGCTTCTGCTATCTTATCTGCTACCAACTTGTCAATCTGTTCCTGTGTTAATACATCTGCCATCTTTCTTCCTCCTATTAAATCCCATGACATGACTCTCGCCCCATCACATTATTTTCATAAACACTATAACCGACTATTGACAATATTATTCCATTGTGATATAATATATTAAAAAATTAGGGAGAATCCAATCTCCCATAATAATGTTACGAACAATATTAATCAATTGCGAGTTAAACTATTAAACTTTGAAATCCGTCATTGATAAGTATTCCGTCTATTTCAGCCTTAAACTGTGTGTATTTTGCCACAACTGCTGCATAATCCAATCTACCTAATTCTATTCTCATTGCTAAATATCCGCTCATTTACACAACCCCCATCAATATAAAGTCAAGTGCAGTTTGTGCTAAAGTTAATTGTTCAGCCATTAATGTTATATTTTCTTCCGTTGTAGGCTCTGGGACATATGGCTCGCTTGTCACGGGTGCCGACTCTGGTGTTGATGTTAAATCTAAATTCTTGACTATAACATCAACCCACAGATACTCACCCATATCTACTGCTGGCAACTGCTCAATATAGTGCTTTGTTTCGTCAAATGTTTCAGGTATTGTTGCATATCTTATTTCTTTTGTCATGGTTACTAACCACCTTCCTTGCTTTGTGTATTTTGACTACAGGCTTTACCCCCTATCCCCCTCACAGGGCTTTTCTAAGAAGGCGGGAGGAGATGTCGACGCCGGCATAGGAGGACGTGTAGTACAGACTCCAGAAGAACAAACCGGCATTACCGCCATTGCTCCAGCTGCCGCCAACACGAGCCACCTTCTGACCGGTGGTCTGATAATAATAATCCGAGTAATAAGTTGTTGATGCGCCGCCGACTGCCACTGGTAGTTCACAAAACGGTAAA